CGATCGAGATGCTGCTGCCGCTGTCGCCGGCGGCGCTGGCGGCGACCCTCGACGAGCACGGCCGCTGGGAGGAGGTGTGCGAGTCAACGCAGCGACTGGTGGGACTGGTGCAGGCGGCACGGCTGGTGGCAAAATGCCCCGTAAAACAGGGCTAAAACAGCCCGTGCGACGTATGCTGTAGTAGAGGAATTGAAGGGGCAGGCGCCGCGGGAACGGCCCTGCCCATGGCACGACAGGAGTTATCTGCCATGCAGAGTCAGTCTACAGGATCCACCGTCCGCGCCGCCGTCTATTGCCGCGTCAGCACGGATCGGCAAGAGCGGCAGGGCTTCTCGCTCGATGCCCAGGAGCGCATCTGCCGCGACCACTGCGCCACGCAGGGCTGGCAGGTCGTTGCCGTCGAGCAGGAAGCCGAGAGCGCCAAGGACTTCATCGACCGTCCCAAGCTGACACGGCTGCGCGACCTGATCCGCAACGGCCAGGCCGACCGCCTGGTCGTCACCGAGATCGACCGGCTGTCGCGCGAGCAAGCGCACCAGATGATCATGATCGACGAGCTCTCTCGCGCCGGCGCCGCGCTGGTGTGCGTGACCGAGCCGTTCGAGAACACGCCGGAGGGCAAGTTCATGCTCTCGGCGCGCGGCTTTGTCTCTGAAGTCGAGCGCATCAAGAAGAAGGAGCAGGCCGCCCGCGCCCGGCGCCAGCGCGCCGACATGGGCAAGCTGCATAACGACGGCGTCGACATGTACGGCTATCGGCGCAACAAGGCCACGCGGACGCGCGTCGTCTACGAGCCAGAGGCCGCGATCGTGCGCTGGATGTACGCGATGATCGTGGGCCACGGCTGGTCGTTGCGGCGCCTGGCCCACGACCTGAACCAGCGCGGCGTGCCGTCGCCCGGCGCTGGCAAGGTCGCTTACGCGACGGCCGATGCGGCACAGCCGCGTGTGCCACAGTGGGGGCAGAGCGGGCTGGGCCGGTTGCTGCGCCGCGCTGAGTATCGGGGCGAGTCCCATGCCTTCCAGTGGAAGGGCGGCGCCGACGGACACGCCCAGCGCCCGCGCGAGGACTGGATTCGGCTGCCAGATGACCTGACCCCGCCCATCGTCGATGCGGCGACCTGGCACCGGGCGCAGGAGTGCATCTCGGCGGGGATGACACGCGGCGCGATCGCCACCCGCAACGAGCGGCGCCCGAATCTGCTGCGCGGGCTGATTACCTGCACCTGCGGTCGGGCGATGAGTCCCGACCACGAGCATGGTCGGAAGCGCGTCTACCGCTGTTCCAGCAAGACCGTGCAGGGCGGGGCATGTGGCGCGAAGCGGGCGGTCGCTGACGTGCTGGAGCCGCGCGTCTGGTCGGCGCTGGTGCGGCGCCTGTCGGATCCGGCATTGATCGAGGCCGAGGATGACCGCTGGCGCGCGCGCCAGCCGGACGCGCTGCTGGAGTCGGCACTGGCCTCGGCGCGACGGGCACTGGCGACGATCGAACGCCAGCAGCACAAGGCGGTCCGTCTGCACCTGCTGGCCGGTGACGATGATGCGGACGGCGACGACGGGACGACCGAGGTGATCGGTCGCGAGCTGGCACGGCTGGGGCGGGAGCGCGCGGCCGCGGCGGCGGCGGTGGCCGACCTGGAGGCACGGGCGACGGCGGCGACGGTCGCGGCTGAACAGCGGGCGGCGCTGTGGACCTACTGTCAGGCGGTCCAGGGCGAACTGGACGGGCTCGACTTCGACGAGCGCCGGGCGTGGCTAGAGGCGTTCGACGTGCGGGTCGTCGCCAACGGGCCGGACTGGAGCGGAACGGCGCGGATTCGGCTGGGCGAGGTTGTCGTTCTGGGCACACCGGTAAAGCGCCGTGCCCACAACGCCAACAGCATGGCTGGCGCTGACTCGATCGTCGCCTTCGGCTTCGGCGCCGCGGCCGGTGACTGACCACCAGGCGAGTCGTTGTCCATGCATAGAAAGAGTGCGTCCCGCGCCGCTAGCACCGGCCGGGACGCGCGGCAAACACCACCTGCGGAGGTGTTCGCATGGACGGAACGTGCGGCGCGTGCCCTGGGGCGCTGCAGCATGGCTGGCAGCCGTATCTGAGCCTCTGCGCCGACTGTCGGCGCCGGTGGTCCAGGGTGGCGCGTCCGCTGCTGGACAGCGGGCGGGGCATGGTCTGGTTCCTGCCCGGGTATGGGCGCCTCCGGACAGACGGCCTGGTCGAGCGCGCCGAGCGGCTCGTTATCCCGCGACGGGGCGCGATGCCGTGGCTTGTCCCCGGCCATGACCCGTGGTGGGAGTTCGTCTGGCCGGCGCCGATCATGGTCAGTCGCTGGTCGCACTGGCCACAGCGGCCCGCAGGCGGCGCGACATGGCGGGACGATGAGAGCGGCGCCTGGTTCCGGTCACCGCCACGGACGGTCGGCTATCCTGCCGGCCGTCGTCGGCGCATCAGTCAGGACCAGGCGCGGCGAAAGGGCCAAGCACGCGCGATGTACGTGTCTGGGAAAGGACCGACGGCGATCTACATTGCGCTCGGCGTGGCGCCGTCGACACTGTATTACTGGATCGACTCTGAGGGCTGGCAGCGCCAAGAAGCGTAGCCTCGCACCAATCTGATATTGCTGGATTTGGTTGGAATATCGGTCTGCTACCGTGTCACTCAGGACAACACTCTGAGTACTCGGAGGGCAGCCGATGAACGCCACGGCCGAACGCATTCGTGAGCCAGCGACCGCCACCATTACCGTCGAGGAGGCCGCGCGCCTCCTTGGCATCGGACGGCAGACCGCCTACCGCGCCGTCTGGAGTGGCCAGATCCCGGCGATCCGCTTGGGCACGCGCTGGGTCATTCCGCGCGCGGGGCTGGAGCGACTGCTCGCCGGCGACGGACAACCACGCCGATGACCGCCCACGGCAGCCAGGCAGGCCGGGATTGGTCCGCACTCCGCATCATGCAGGACCGACTCTGGGATCGGCTCCTGGAGCGCGTGAACGCCAGGCTGGCCGGCGCGACGGATGCCGACACATCGACCGGTGGTGGCGTCGGGACACCACTCGCCCTACCACCCGACGCTGGTGTGCCAAATCAGCAAAGCGGCCAGCCCAACGCCGCCGGCGACCAGGCGCGCGCACCACCTGCCGATCCCGAGCATGACCAGGCGCCCGGCGGCTGAGACCGGCGCCCGATCCGTCACGAAAGGACAACCCCAATGGCTATGGTAGCACCCGTGATCCCCGAAACCAAACGCGACTCCGTGTGCGTGGTCTGCCGGGTGGCACCGGCAGTCGTTGAGCGGCGCACGCTGCCGCTGTGTGCGGCGTGTAACACGGCGATCGGTGACTCGCTCCACTTCCTCGTCCGACATCTCAAGGACCTGGAGGCCGAGTTCGCGAACGGCAGCGACTTCGAGCAGGTCGCCGAGGCGCTCGATCTCCTGAACGAGTGCCGCTACGACCTGGGACAGGGCTGCCGGGAGCGGTGGGACGCCACCGACCGGGAGTCGCCTGGTCCGCGGCTCTACGTGTTTGTCGACGATCTCATCCAGTGCGCCTGGCGCGAGGAGTCGGTCGCCGAATTGCTCGCCACGATGGACAGGGCGGACACGACATGGGCCGCGAAGATCGCCGCCATGAAGGCCGCCAGCTAGGCACGACGGTGGCCCTCGTCCGACTGGGGCGAGGGCTGCCCATGAGGAGAAGAACATGACCATGTCCATCGTACCGCCCGTCACGATGCCCAGGCTGCGCCTGCCGGAGTTCGGCGCGGACGACCTGGCGGCGCTGCTGGCCGACGTTCTGGCACGGCTGGACCAGCTCGTCGCGAACCATCCCGACCGCGACGAGCCGCAGTTCACCATCCCGCACCAGACGAGCCGCTACCAGCATGAACAGCTCGAAGTGGAAGTGGGCGACGTGGCCGAGGATGTGTGGCAGTTGAGCTATCGCGACGGCTACCACACCGCGCTCCAGGTCGCGGTCAGCCGCGCTCGCGACGGCGATACGCTGCTGTGGGCGGGCAACTACGGCTGGCTCGGCTACACCATCGGCGACCACACGCCGGAGGACACACCCAGGGCGCTAGCCGTCGCCGCGCTCTGGCTGGAAGCACTGCGCTACCGCCTCTATCACTGGCACGCCGCGTAGACGCGGGCGCCCGGCCAGATGCAGCCCGGCCGGGCGCCTGGAAGGAACGATCGCCATGCATTCTATCCCGTTTCACCTGCGGCCACGGGCAGCCATGGTCGCCCAGCGCGACCGCTGGAAGGCCCGTGGCGAGGGCATCTATCCGTTGCCAGGCATCATGGTTGCGACCGATGTCGCGCGCTACTGGAATTGGGATCTGCCCGACCTGTACCTGGCAGAGCTGCGGCGCGAGCAGGCCCGGCTCCTCATGCGGCTGGCGGTTGACCCTTCCGGCCAGGGCGAGCGCTGGTTGTTCGCTCGACTCGACGCCGTGGCGGCCGAGCTGGCCAGGCGTCGGCGAGTCGGGACCGATGTCCCACCGACTCCAGCCCGGCCGACCACGCCACCCCAGCCACTCCCGAGCGCCCCGCGGGTGAAGTTTGTCTGGAAGGATTGAGCATGGAGCGCGGCGCTGTGCCCGCCTTTTCCCGGCCGAAGACGGCGGCCGACCTGTTGGCGCGCGAGTTCTTGCCGCCGCGCTATGCGGTCGAGGGACTGATCGTCGAGGGGTTGTCGCTGCTGGTTGGCAAGCCGAAGCTGGGCAAGAGCTGGCTCGGCCTGGCCATGTCGGTCGCGGTGGCCGCCGGCGGCTACGTCCTCGGCACCCTGCGGGCCGAACAGGGGGAGGCGTTGTATCTTGCCCTGGAAGACGGTGACCGGCGCCTCCAGGGCCGCCTGCGCGCCGTGCTGGGTGACGCCGGGGCGCCGGCCGGCTGGCACTACGTCACGGCCTGGCCCACGCTCGACGAGGGTGGCATCGAGATGCTTCAGGAGTGGCTGACGGCGCATCCGCAGTGCCGCCTCGTCGTCATCGACACCTTCAAGCGCGTCCGGCCAAAAGAGCGGGGCAACCTCAGTGCCTATGGCCAGGACTACGACGCGCTGGTGCCGCTGGCGGATCTCGCGCGGGCCTACCGGCTGGCCCTCGTCGCTGTCCACCACACGCGCAAGGCGGCTGCCGACGACGTGCTCGACACGGTGAACGGCTCGACCGGCCTGGCCGCCGCGGCTGACGCCGTGCTTGTCCTCCAGCGGGCGCGCGGGCAGGTCGAGGCGACGCTGAGCGTCACCGGGCGCGACATTGAGGAGCGCGAGCTGGCGCTGCGCTTCGACCCCACGCTGATGGCCTGGACCCTTGTCGGCGACGCCGAGGTGCTGCGCCGCGAACGCGAAGACGCTGGCCGGCGGGCTGACGACGACTGGCTGCGCGCGGCGCTCGCCGACGGCCCGCGCTGGTCGGTCGAGCTGCTGGAGGCGGCGAAGGCGGTCCCCATCGGCCGGAACCGCCTGTTCGAGGCCAAGGAGCGCATTGGCGCACGCGCCGTCAAGGACGGCCGCAACCGGTGGCAGTGGGTGCTGGAAGTGGTTGAAGCGTTTGATGTGGTTGAACCGTTTAAGGCGATTCCGGGGGATTCGGGCGGTTTGATCGCCGGAATCGCCTTAAACGGTTCAAACGCTTCAACCACATCAAACGGTACAGACGCATCCGAGCCGCTCGACCAGGCGCCGATCCTGGGCCACGACCCGGCATTGCTGCGCTGCGACGACTGTGGCGTGCGTGGTGACGTGGCCCGGCTGTACGACGGTGGCGATGGGCGCCGCCGCTGCCACGCGCACGCGCTGCTAGCGCCTGGTGCACTCAGCGCGCTGGTTGCCGGGACAGGGGTGGCGCCGTGACCAACGTGCCGGGTGAGCGGTCACGCGGGCCACCAGGACGACGTGCTCCAGCCCTGAACACGACGACGCCGGCCGGCGACACCATTTCCGGAGCCACCGCCGACCGGCGCCACCAGCAGGAGGATAGCACGAATGACCGACCCGACCGCTGACGACGAGCTCTTCGGCCGCATCGACGACGCGCCTCCAGCCCCGTGCGGCTGGTGCGGGGCGCTGACAACAACCGCCATCGTCGCCGTGTGGGCGGAGCTGCGCCAGCCACTGGCCTGGGCCTGTCCAGGCTGCATCACGCCGTTCCTCACCGCCTATAGCATGCACGTCGACATGCCCCTCGACACCATCGACCCCGCCCTGCACGACTGGTACCGCGCCGTGGAGCGGTCCTTCTGGGTGCCACGGTTCTGGGCAGCCATCAAGGAGTGGGAGGTGACGACGGGCGTGCGTGTCGAGTCGGCCGAGCAGGCGAAGGCGATCGCCCGGCTGCGCGTGCTCGGCCCTGGCCCACCTGACGATCGGTAAGGCCAATACTGCCGGCCTGTAGTATCGTGATGATCGATCGATGAGCCTGGAGGAGGCGCCATGTCGGATCTCGGAGATGCCAAGGCTACGATTTCGATCGACGTCAGTGGCATCACGCAGGGCGTCGCCGCGGCGTCGCGCTCGATGGAGTCGCTCGACAAGTCATTCGTGAGCGTCGGCCAGGCCGCCGCCAAGCTCGGTCCGGCCATGACGGCCCCGCTGGGCAAGATCGGCGGCATGCTGGGCGATATCGCAAAGAACGCGGCGTCCTTTGCGATCGGAGCCGGCATCACGCAGCTGCCCGGGCTCATGATGGACTTCGCCGCCGCGGCCGTCGCTGATGAGAAGGCCAGCGCCCGCCTCCAGCAGACCTTGACGAACCTCGGTGGTGACTTCGACGCGCTCAACAAGCAAGCCGCTGCTGCCATCGACGCGGGCCAGAAGCTCGCCTTCTCAGATGACGACGTGCGCGACAGCTTCCAGAGCCTGGCGACCGCCACCGGCAGCGGCGAGGAGGCCTTCAAGCGACAGAAGATCGCGATGGACCTGGCCAGGGGCGCCGGCATCCCATTAGGCGCCGCCTCGAAGATGCTGGGCAAGGTCACCAGCGAGAATGTCGAGGCCTTCAAGCGCTTGGGCATCACCATCGGCGAGGGCGCCAGCGAGGCCGAAGCCCTGGCGGCCGTCCAGGCGAAGTTCGCCGGCCAGGCCGATGCCTACGCCAACAGCACCGCCGGCCAGTTCGAGCAGGCGCAGTTGGCCATGGGCGAGATCCAGGAGAGCATTGGCAGCGCGCTGCTGCCGGTGCTGGCCAAGGTGGGCACGCTGCTGGCCGACAACCTGCCAGCCATCCAGGCCTTTGTGGGCACCCTGGCCAACGGCGTCGCCGGCCAGGTGCTGCCGGCGCTCGACAAGGTCGGCGCGGCGCTCCAGACGGTGTTCGGGCCAGTCCTGGCCGTCCTGCCCGACCTCGGCGCGGCGTTCTCCCAGGCCTTCAGCTTCTTCACCACCGGCGCGGGCGATATTGAGAAGTTCCGCGGCGTCTTGAACGCGGTGGTCGGGCCGGAGGTCACGCAGGCCGTCATGGAGGTGTTCACCAACCTCTCTGGCTTCTTCCGTGACACCGTCGGGCCGATGTTGACGGGACTGACGGAGGCCTGGAAGAAGGTCTTCGCCGGCGACCTGCCCGGCGCGCTCTCGCAGTTCACCACCACCATGGCGACCTACGCCAGCACGCTGGTGAGCTCGCTGGCCGAGTGGGCGCGGCGCTTCATCGAGTGGGTGGCGCCCATGATCCCACCGATGCTGGAAGAACTGGGAAAGGTGCTGGTGGCGCTGGGGACGTGGATCGTGACCGTCGCGGCGCCGGTCGTGCTCAAAAAGCTGGCCGAGTGGGCGCTGGCGTTCGTGCAGTGGGTGGCGCCACTGATCCCGCCCATGCTCGTCGAGCTCGGGAAAATCCTGATTCGCCTGGGCGACTGGATCCTGACGGAAGCGCTGCCCGCCATCGTCAAGCAACTGGCGGAGTGGGGCGCGGCATTCGTGGGCTGGATCGCGACAGACGTCATCCCGAAGCTGCCCGGCGCCCTGGATGCGGTCGTGACGGCACTGGGCACGTTCATCACCGACACCGCGACCTGGCTCCTGACGGAAGCGGCGAAACTGGGCGCCTCGATCATCGACGGGATCATTAAGGGCATCAACGACCTGGCCGGGAAGGTCGGGTCGGCGCTGCGCGCCATGGTCACCAACGCCATGAAGAGCCTGCCGAGCATTCAGCTGCCGGGTATCAGCCTGCCGGGTGGTGGGGGCGCGGCGCCGGCCAGGTCGATGGCCATGCCCTATGTGTACACCCCGGCGCCAAATAGTGCGCTGGCGCGGGCGGGCATCGGCGCCCCGGTGCCGCAGTGGTCGCTGGGCGGCGGGCGTGGTGGCGCCGCGGCGGGCAACCGCCTGGATGTGTTCGTGCATGGCCCGAGCGACGTGAAGGTCAGCGGCGACGTTGCGCTCAGTGACGCCGCATTGGAGACAGCCGTGCGACCGATTCTGGACACCTTCGGCAGCGCGCTGGTCGGCGCCCTCGGCGACTCACTGCGCCGCTCGATGAGCTAACGGTACGAACAGGAGGCCAGGCATGACCACGACATCTGTTGCCCCAGCCCGTGCGGTTGTCGCCGAGGCGATCGGCGCCGGCCATCACCGGTCCGCCGACCTGATCGCCGCGACCGGGTTGCCCGAGCGCACGGTCCGAAACGCCCTGACCAGCGGTAAGGCCGCCGGCATCTTCCAGCACGATGTCGAGCAGGGCGTATGGACCCTGGCGCCGCCAGTCCCTCCAGCCCCATCCGTGGCCCTGGAGGCCTCCAGCAGCCCTCCAGGCGTGCCCAGTGCCCCCCAGTGGCTGGCACGCTGGCACCGGCTCTTCGACGCCGACGGACTGGCCCTGGCGCCGCTCATCGTCATCACGCCGGCGCTGGAGACAGCGGCTGCTCGCGTCGACCTGGCTGCCGGGCGCCGG